CTAGGTCATATAAATACGCCATAACATCCTTATAGTCTGGTACACCCCATTGAGACTCCAATACAACACCAGGTTCCAATTCAATATCCTCATCATCACTGGATCCGAGACTATCGGTATCAGCTACAGAGGGAATTGATTCATCATCCTGAGTGTGTTCATTGTCACAATCTTTACAATGTCCTACGGGCATATCGTGTTTACAGAGTTTCATTTCACCTACTGCTCGTTGATTAGCTACGAAAGCTTCTTGAGCGGCAAAGTGTTCACGAGAGTCCTCTTTCAAAAACCTAATCAACGTATAAATATCAACATCGATCAGTGGTTCTCCTTCGAAATACCTTGGGGCATAGACGACTTCACGCCCTTGATTGTTTCCAGACAAATCTCTGGCTGCATCAGGGGCATAATACGGGTCCTCAACAGTGAATAGTCCATAATCAGGGAAAACATCAGTAGCCATATGGGTAATTTTCTTCCCATCTAGGCCAGCAGTTCTCTCTTTCTGAAATTCTGACTTCACTTTTTGAGTAATGGTAACCTCAAATCTCCTATTAATCGAAATAGGTTCATTCGATAAAATATTTGATTTAAGATTCTTGACGTTAGTTGTACCACATACTACATCAGGTTCGATCATAACATTTCCCTTCATTTCAGCATTGGGGTTCAAAGCTGCCATGGGGATATTGTTCAAAAACATAATAATAGGAGTTGCCGGTGAATCCTTGGAGAAATCCAAGTGCTTATTAGCAATATCATCGAGAATAACACCTTTATGGTAAGTACGAAATTCTGATTGAAAAGCATCTTCTTGATTGAGTGTAATAATGGCACGAGGATGTGAGTCCTTTCCATTCACTTTCAAGACATACTTCATTAGTGAACTAACAATGGAAGATTTACCAACACCAGAACCTCCATAAAGAAGGATTCCGTAAGGTTTCTCCCTAATATCGTCTTTCTTGTCAAGAGTTCTAGCGCTTTGAATCTCCCTCATGGTAGTAAGGCGAGAAGCATAATAAGCTCTTTCACTCTTTGGCGCTTCATTTAACATAGCTAAAGTTCGATCAATAAACTGTTGCACACGACGATCAAAAGCCTCATCTGTAATCTCGTTCCCACGACCTAAGTCGATAAGAACTTTGTTAGACTTCAAATAAGAATATTCATCATCATATGAACTTTTGAGTTCTGATTCAAAAAATAGATTAATGTCTCCTGAAGCGTAAACTTTCCAAGCCAATGTCATAAGTAAATTTCCAAATGCCATACTCTTCTCCATAATTTGGGTAAAAGTTACATGATGGGATACTTTATTGGTGTAAAACAAGGGTAATCCCTTGTAGGAAAGCTCAATCTTCTTGATCCATCCAATAGCGACGACATAATCCAAAAGTTCCAAAAATTTAACAACTAAATCACTGTCCTTAACTTTAGGCCAGAGTTTCATGATGTCAATTTGACGAACATAAGACATAACATCAGGCGCAGAAAAATTAAATTCTTTCAAAATACGCCTCAATGACTCATAACTAGAACTAAAATTGTTCTTAAGCCATTCAGTAGACACAAATTCCAGATTGAAGTCCGGAAGTGATGCCTGAGAATTCAAGGGCTTTGGTTGCCTTTCCTTCTCGCGATGTTCTTTGTCATCCTCTTGTTTCCTTCTTTGGGCCTCCTGAGCTTTACCAGCTCTTCTAGCAGCATTCCTCTTGTTGGATTGCTTCTTTGCCCAACGCTCTCTCTCATATTGTCCCCCTTGTGGGACTAGAGCGTAAAAACGATAAAATAAACTACAAACTACTACTACGAATAGCAATAGCGAGATTCCCAAGCCGTTTGATTTTGATTCCTCGATAAAAAGAGTTGTCATAGTGCGCGAACGCAAAAAGGGAATAGGGACCTAGCTTAAATAAGCTCGACGATACTATGAGTATCAGTTCAAAATCGTTCAATAAATCAAATAAAAATAACCTCACATACACATATAGAGCAACGGTAAAATCGAGTGGCTAAACTCTACAGGTCAGGTTGTCCCTGCTTAAAACGTTGTTATAAGGCATGATATCGTATCCGTTAAAATAATGCTTCGGTGCGTTGAATTAATGGTGACGAAAAGACCAATTGTTCTCATACAAAATGTTAGATTCTATAATCTTTCTACCCTGCTGCGGGTGAAGATTAGTTAAGCGAAAATCATATCGTAGAGTGGGATTCTTTCAGAAAAACCAATACATCTAGGATGAATTATCCAATTGAAATATCTAATAAAAGATAAACATCAATTCAATGACACAGAGTGATAGGGCGACCGATCCTTACAGATCGCTAATAACACAACTGTGCCACACGGGGCTTGATTTGATGACCGAGTTGACTCTCGGGGGTGGAAACATACTTCAAACAAACGTTGCTGTCGCAACAACATTCTAATATGTCCATCACTTTAGGGGTTGACTAAATTATTTAGTCCGATAGTGACGACAGAATATGTGAAACGTAAAAGACTTTGCGATGGAACCATAATTAAATAGTACACAAAGACTCCTTAAATAACAAATAAATAACTGTAAACCGGATTTTTAAATCCAGTATAACAGCACTTAAGTGCTCACACGTAATAATAACGTGAGAAAGGAATAAAAATCCTGAATATTTCACTGAGCATTCATCGGGTGTCGCGGTCAAAC